AAAGAAAATGGCTACAAAAGAAAACGCAACAAAGGCAGTAAAAACCGCAGTAATTGTTGATAACTCAATCCTTAATGGATTTCGTGAATTGGTATCAACATCAACCGCAAGTGTTTGGGGATTTATCTCAGCCACTTATTCCAAAATGAGCGAGGGAGAATCATCAGTAAGAATTGCCCGCGCCTCAATTAAAGAGGGTGAGAAATCAGGAAAACACCCAGTAGTGAAATCTTCTCAGGTTGAGGGATTTGGTACCGCGCTTAAGGTAAATAAATTACAGGGCGCAACCGAGCAACCTATTGCGACAATCTTAAAAGTATCTATGAGAGCGCAACGGGTTGCGGGTGTTGAGGGTGTAGAATCTCTAATAGAGGGAATCAAAACCTACGCGGGATTTATTGACCGCCTAGAATCTGCCGAGGAATCAAAGGCAGAATCAAAGGCAGAGGCAACCGAGAAGGAAACCGAGGCAAAGACCGAGGCTGACCTTAAAGGAATTACCCCTGACGCTTTTGCCGAAATGACCTTAAAGTTTTTCGCTACTTTAAGCATGGCAGACGCGGTTGTCCTTAATTCCAAACTAGCAGACACTTGCGCCTCAGGTTGGAACACTATCGCTAAAAACAGCAAGGCAAAGGCAAAGGTTAACGCCTAAGCCAACCCGACAAAGTAGCCTCACCCCTTCGGGGGTGGGGTTATTTTTTTTAGCTAGACACGCCCGAGCGCGGGGGGAGAATCCGACACGCCCGAGTGCGTTACAAAATCCGACACAAACCAACACAAACTATTTATTAGGCTTAGGACGAGGACGAGGACAGCCACCGCCAACAATTTTTCAACACAAACCACCCACGAGGCGCATGAGGACGGCTACGATTATGGGGTGTCTGAAAATCAGACGAGGGCTAACCTCAACTTGACTTAGGGGCTGAACTATGTTATACTAGAGCCACTTAGGAAAAATGTGTCCTGAGTTAGTGTCTGAAAATCAGACAGTTAGGAAAACAAAAATGCTAGACCAAGATACAGAAAATGCGTTAATCAAATTAGCGCAAAAGATAGACATGAAACATGAAGTAGAACGCAACAAGTTAGAGCAAGCAAATCGCAATAAAGTTAATCCTGAGTACCTTCGTGTTATGGGGTTGGCATTGTGAGTCCTGACGATATTGCGCTAGACTTTATGACCGAGCAAGAAGTAGCCGAGATTATGGCAACCGAAGATATTTTTCAGGTTGATATGACTAACCTTGATGATTTGCTTGAGGATGTTGCTACGGACTCGGACTACGAATAGCAACTGGATAGCCCACGCTGGATAGCGATTTCACGCAGGTTCAATTCCTGCGGTGGGCACGAGTGTCTGAGATTCAGACACTTATTAACGAAAGGTAATCATGTACATAGAGATAACAGATACGATAGCAATAGTAATCGCACTAAGCCTAAGCATTACGCTTGTGATTACTACGGCTATTAAAAATGCTCAACTTATGCGTAAATTGCGTGAGTTAAGCAAGTAATGAACTGTGAAATATGCGGACAAGATAACCCATTAAGCGGTTTTCAAGCATACCCAGTATGTATCAAATGCCACCGAAGATTAAGGGGTAGATGATGTCCAAAAGTAATGTAGACTATGCCAATGAGATTATCCTCACGCTTTCTAGAGATGAACTAGAAACTGTGAGGGAATCTCTACGGCAATTCTCTATACATAATACAAGGCATGGTTTCGAGGCTCGTGCTAAGTATGCTGATGATTTGCGGGACAAGATTGTGAATATAATTCTTGATAGTGTCCAGCGTAGAATTGACAAAGAGGCGGAGTTAGTGTAAACTAATCCCACTCAACAAGAAGCGTCTGATATTCAGACAGAAAGGATAGAAATGGAAACTGTTGACGAAGTAGAAGTCAAGCAAGAGTGTGTTGCTTGTGGTACTGACTTAACTGATACTGACTTAATTTTTACCGACATGGGTAAACCTGTCTGTGAACATTGTTCAGTAATATGCTTAAGATGCGAAAGTATTGGAAGCGTAGATGATGATTCATTCATAGTAGATGGCGATAGATGGTGCGAACCTTGTGCCGATACTTTTTCTCATTACTGTGATAATTGTGATAATCATTTTAGCGGACATAGTTATGGCGCTGAAGATACAAGTATGACTTTCTGTGAGAGATGTTTCGAAAGTGATGTTTCTTACTGTGAGGAGTGCGATAATTATTATTATGATGGCTGTACTTATGCCCATGATGATGATGATAATGACGGCAGGACAATACATGATTATTCGTATCGACCTGACCCACGCTTTCATAGTTCAGATGGCGAGCAAACACGCTTGTACTTTGGCATAGAGATAGAAACTGAGATAAGAGGTGGCGACTATGGACAGAGAAGGATTGCTGCCGAATATGCTCAACAACAGTTAGAAGATTATGACTTAGCATATCTTAAATCTGATGGCTCGCTTGAGTGTGGATTTGAGATAGTTACGCATCCATTTTCTCATAGTTATTTTATGAAGGATGCTACTAGGTTATGGGATACCATAGATAAACTTAAAAACGATTACAGTATGATGGCATGGGGTACGAAAACCTGCGGACTTCATGTACATATTTCTCGTCTTGGGTTTAGTGGTGGCTCTCATCAGCATAGATTCTTACAGTTAGTCTATAACAATAAGGATTTCTATGAGGTTATTGCTGGCAGGTCATCTAGTCATTGGGCTAAGTTCGATGACAATGTTGACCCTAGTACTGGGCAAAAATCCTTTAAGCATAAGTTTGACCGACAGGGTTCCGACAGGTATTCTGCGGTCAATACCAATAATAGAAACACTCTAGAAATGCGAATCTTTAGAGGTAGTCTTAATCCGAGATTCATCAAGTCTGCTATTGACTTAGCGCATGCCAGCGTTGAGTTTACTAGGGTGATGAGTGTCAAAGAAGTTAGAGATGATGGTTTATCCTGTCTGAAATTCAGACAGTACATAGAGAGTAAGCCCGACCTATACCCATCTCTTATCGAGAGAATACAATTACATTCAAATGTTTTAACTAGGATAGAAAGGAAAGAAAATGTGTCTACTGGTAGTAAGTTCCCCGAATAGCACACCACGCAAGAAGGATTTAGAAAATGCTTCTTGTAATAATCCGCATGGCTTTGGCTATGCTGTAATCGCTGGTAATAAGATTATTACTGGTAAAGGTATGAACTCTAAGAAAATAATCAAAGAGTTCCTAGAAGTACGCAAGCAGTATCCAAATAGTTATGCCATGTATCATGCTAGATTTGCTACGCATGGTGTTAAGAATGATGAAAATTGCCACCCGTTTAAGGTAGGTGGTAGCGACCTGACTTACTTAGCACACAATGGTATCTTAGATGTACATATCGAGCCTAATGATAAGCGTAGTGATACGCGTATCTTTGCTGAGGATATCCTTCCATCTATGGGCGGTATCACAGCGTTAGATAATCCTAATCTATACGGCATGATAGAGAAGTGGTCTAGTGGCAACAAGATAGCGGTCTTTACTTTAGACCCTAATGCTGAGTATGACTGCTACATTGTCAACGAGGACTTAGGTCATTGGGATAATGATGGCAACTGGTGGTCTAATGACGGCTACAAGTCTAATGGTTATAGCAAGTACTTCAACTGGTATGGTGATGGTAGTGACATAGGCAATACTGTCGAGGACGATTACATATGCTATGGTTGCGGTGAGCCAGTACTAGATGATGGTAATCCATATCATTGTCAAACATGCCTTACATGCTTTGATTGTTCTATGGTCAAAGATGATGGGTGCCTGTGCTGGTCGCCTGAGTATGATGCGTACCGACACAAACAAACGACGGGAGTATACAATGGACAATATGACTTTGGCTTCTAAGGAAGAAGTCAGAAAAGCAATCATAGAGTTAATCTCTATCGCCAATTTGACTACTGAGCGAGATGATGCTATAATTGCTAATGCTAGGTTAGTACTACAAAAACTAGGTGTCTGAAAATCAGACGCAGAAAAGGATAGACATGAAACTAAAAGTACACCACCCAAGTGGTGATGTGATAGCAGAGGTATATGATTTTGCTGCTGGCGCATTACTAATGAGTCTGTATGGAGATGGCTCTTATATTACTTATAAAGGGGCTTCAGTATGGGAAGAAGGCACAGATGGTGAGGGTGCTGAAAGTTATGACACTACAAGTATGGTAATAGATTCTAGGCTAATTAGCATGGGGGTGCAAGTTGACGGGTGAAGTAACGATTAGCGAACTAATGGATACATACATGATATCATCTGATGAAAAGATGAGTACTGGATTCAGTAAATCTATCATACTAAATGATGGAACTAATCAATACTCAGGCAGATTGCATTGGGATTCCCATGATGGGTATTCAATGTACTGGGATACATCTGCGCCACCTGAGGCAGACCGCCCTGAGTTTGAGTATGTACTTGATTGTATTACAGACTTGGAGAGATAATGGACACAATAGAAGAAGCAATATGGGAAGCACGAATTAGAAAATCTGATGTGCTTAACATGAATGATGAGCAAATCAAAGTTCTACAAGCAGAACTAAGTACTGCCCTGAGAAGAATTCTTTGGGATTATGGAATACACAACTAACTGTCTGAAATTCAGACACTAAGGAGGATAGATGAGTGAACCAATGTACCTACAAGGTGATGCTGCTGCTTTAGATTTGAATCCTTGTGGTGGCTGTGACGAGAAAGAGTGCGTGTGTGATGAAGATGATAGCGGAGAACCTGACCGCATGTGGGAGGATGAATGATTATTGGTAATTGTACCAATGATGAGAATCCTGATTGGTGGTTTCCTGAAGTACCCACAGGTAGGATTACTGAGGAAAAAATCGTCAGACTTACATCAGAGATTAACTATGCGCTACAATTATGTGCCTCGTGTCCTGTTAAAGAGGAGTGCTTGGCTGAAGGTATGAAGATGGAGCATATGCCATCAGGTAAAACTGGGTGGGGTAATTTACCATTTGGAATATGGGGAGGTAAGATGGCTGCTGAACGCTTAGAGATGGCTGGGATTAAACCTAGTGAATCTAGAAGTAGTGCTTCTTTCCAAGCCTACAAACTATACAACCTGACAAGAAACCTAATAAGGCGGTGAAGCATGAAGAAATTATTACTTTTCTTTATAGTAATCTTTTCTATTGCTGGAATAAGTAGAGTAGAAACCTTACCAGCACCACAAGAATGGACTGTTGATGATAGTAAAATGTATGCTAGGGATTCATTACTAGCATGGCAACATAATCAATGGCTATGTTTAGATAAACTATGGACGAAGGAGTCTAACTGGCGACATGAAGCCTATAATGATGTTAAGGTTATGGGAAGAAACGCTGGCGGTATTCCACAGATACTCGGACTTTCGCCCAACACAAACCCAACAGAACAGATTGACCGCGGACTCGATTATATTTCCCATCGCTATGGAACACCATGTATGGCATGGAAATTTTGGCAGAAGAATGGATGGTACTAATGGTATCGTATGACTATCTGTGCTCATTTGGCAACGAAATGATAACTATTGAGCGTGGAATGACAGAAGAAGAAGTTATACCACGTTGCGAGAACTGTAATACAGAAATGAAGCGGGTGTATCATGCACCACCAGTCAAGTTTAATGGGACTGGATTCTATTCGACAGGAGGATAATGAAAAATTCTAATTGGGATTTAGATTTGCGTGATGGAGAGGCAGGAGAAAGCAAACTTGCTGACCTATTGCATATGGATACAGTAGAAGTTAAGACCGATAGACGTTGGATAGAAACTGGTAATTTATTTATTGAAGAATCATGTTACTATCAAGGAAGTGGACAATGGGAACCATCAGGAATTTCAGTAAGCAAGGCTACTCATTGGGCTTTCATATTAGATACTAATGTTATTATAGTTCCATTAGACCATTTAATAAATGTGGTTAGAGACTATGGTAGACCAATAGAAAATAAGATGCCACCTAATCAATCCAGGGGACATCTCATTACACCAGCACAGTTAATTAATTACAAGAGAGTAAAGAACGAAGAGTTTGATAGGGCTAGCGAGGCGTACAAGAATTACATGGAACAGGAGTATCCAATCTGAGAAACTTATTCAGTACTGGATTCGCTATCTTCGCTCCATTTATCTTCATTGGTTTCGGTATTCTCCTCTATCAATTTGTTTGGTTCCTCAGTAGTATTATTATCAAAATCCTTATCTAACCAAGGTCGGAATCCACCGATTCTAGTTATAAGTTTTTTGACTGCACGATTATGGCGCATACGAGCAGCATCTTCACTACCTAAATTCATCTCGGTAGCGACATCGCCATAGTCCATAGATTCAGCGTACCTGTAAAATAGTACCGTCCTATCCTCGGTGCTAAGTTTACGGTACGCTTTATCTATTTCAATCATCATCACCATCATGTTACCGCCTTCGGCAGGAGCAGGTGGCTTACTTGGACCGACTAGATTTAACTTATGCGACACACTAAACTCACCTCGTAAGACTGAGGGTAAAAGTGCTTCGATTATATCTGCTTCATAAAAAAATACATCTGAAGTTTCATAGCCAGCAGACTTGGCTTTCCACTCCAAACAATAATCCAATGCATCATTACGAAGACAACGATAGATTAGATTCTTAGCATCTTTCTCGCCTATTGCTTCCCACTCGTTTAACTTATTTGGATGCTCAAGGAACCATTTGTATAATGATTGTTTGATATCTTCTAACTCAACCATATCATATTTTCTGTGATATTCAGATGCAACAGCAACTACAATGTAGTCCCATTTTTCTATACGATTCCACTCAAGGTGCTTATTATCTACCATTTGAAAGTTCTACCTTCCACAGTAAATGATTTATTAACGATAGGAACTAACTCTGGAACGACTGTCTTGCCATTAACGTGGAGGATACCAAAGCCTTGTTGCCATGTAAATAAGCCAGCCTTAATATATTTAGCGTTAGCATAGTTCATTAAGTTGCCTAATTCCATGCCCCAAACAGTTTTAGGTTTACCACCACGATATGTTTGAGTGTGGTGTGTTAATCCCATGCGGTGCGTGTGCCCACAGACTACTGACATACCACTACGCTTGGCTAACCCAAGGGCTGTGGCTCCAGCAGTAGGTTGAACGTTACCTTCATCGCCATGCATTAACAACCAGCCAGGGGCTAGTTCATATGGGTCTTTGTGATATTTAATTCCTAGTTCATCAAGCCCTAAAAAGTTTTCTAATTGTAGTTCAGGTAAGCCAAGTAATCCTGGCGCTCTCATTGCAACTGTATTAAATAATCTATCAGTATGATTACTTCTAATCATATGCTCAATAGTTAAGTCATAAAGAACCTTCTTAGTTGTATCTCTATCGCGTCCAATAGAACGCTCAAACTCCAACTCAGTACCCTTACTCCATTTCGAGATAGTCTGCATATCCATTTCGTCACCACAGGATACGACAGTTTCAGGTTGGTACCATTTGATAAACTTTGCGATTGCATTCACCGCTTCTATATCGTGATATGGTACTTGGAGGTCTGAGATGCATACAATATTTTTCATTAGACTACTTCCTCTATTAGTTTGATTGCTTCTGACATACTATTACTGCCAGGAAACAAGTCATCTAAAGTGTCTCCCTTTTTATATTGCAATAAATTTAATATCCAAGTATTAAAATCTAATGGCTTGGCTCCATAAAAGTTTTTCTTCATGGCAATTCTACCTGAATGCCAGTCTCTAATCATTGGTTTTACTGGTGTTTCTTTACGCCCACCACGCCAAATTACAGGCTCCCAAGCATACTGTATGGCTACATTTACCCTTATTTGGTGGAATGTTTTAGCCCAGACTGCTACTCTCACATCATCTGGACATGCAGATAAGTATAGTTTTAATGAAGGTGCTGATAGCGATACTGCCCACCCATCAGGATACTCATCAGTTAATCTTTCAACTAATTGAGTATGAGATTTAGGGTCATCCCATATCTCCGCTTCTTTATGAAGTGAAGAATACTTTTTACCCATACCTAAATATGGTGGGTCAGCATACGCAAATTTCATTTTTTCTTAGCGCGTCTTTTGTTTTCTTTGGCTACGTTTTTACTTTTAGATAGCACTCTTAAGTTCTTAATGCCATCTTTGCCAGCACGACCACCATTATCTACATGGTCTACTTCTTGGTTGCGCTTTAACTTCTTACCAGTAGCCTTCTTATAATCTAAGCGGGCTTTGTTTGTAGATGTAGTCTCGGTTGTGCCATCTTTTTTCTTACGCTTGATGACATAGATTGGACGACCACCATTCTGTTTACTGCCTTTGTATGGTCCAAATATTTTCATAACTGCTCCTCCATTATTTTAAGTATAGTATCATCCATGCGTTGACCTATCTCTTCATAAGTAAATAAGTTTTCTTCTAAATCAAGAATCCATGATGTATGTCTATCTAAACTAACATGAATATTGTATGCAAATTTAGCAATCCAAATAAATGGAATTGATAGGTAGTATCTCATTATTTGTCCCACTCTCCTCTTAGTACTAGCAATCCGATGATTGCATAGTTAGCCATGTCCTTGAATGAATCTTCAAATGATTCATGCTCTGGACTTTTCTTACTGTCAACTAAATTATTTATACGTGCCAACTTGTCATGCATACGAACACGTAGTCCATTGATAGCACCGCCAGGTGCGTCAGCAATATTCTTTGCGCCGTAATCTTTATGTTTAGATAGTAATAGGTCTAATAATTCTTGGTAGGTTTTCCCAACGTTGTACTCAAAAGTGGTATTTTGAGCGTCAATATGAGTGATTTTTCCTCTATCTGTTTCTTGGTTATATGGAAACCTTGCATTTCCAAGTGGGTTATAATCTGCCATATTTCCTCATTCTCCATCTTCTTTTTCGTCAGTTTCTGCTAGGAAGTGTATCAGTTCACTATCAAGTTGTCGCATCTCTTCATGAATAACTATATCTTCTATGTACTTCTTCATCTTCTTAGGACTAGATTCGGCAGCATATAATGTAGCATAGGTAGATTGAGTAATACTTTTAATTTCTTCTGGGTTATCTGCCATGCTATATATGCAACGAAGTAAAGAACCAATCATTAATTGGTACCCACCAGGAAGTATAAGTTTAGGGTCAAAGTATTCACCACCTTCATCATCTATTAAATGGTCAGTAGCCTCAAATATATTATCAAAATGCTCACCGCATATTTTGCATGGTGGAATATTATCCTTCATTTAATCCTGCTCTCTCTCGAATATACTGGGAGCCGTATCGTACGTAGCAAGAGTTGACATCTTCTCCATCTGGCATTTGCACGACTGTGACTGGCAACTCTCTGGAGAGACTAGCAGCAAATTCTTTTCCTGGCTGGTCTCCATCTGCAAATACAAAAACTCTTTCAAAGTCGGCAAGTAATCGTGTATAATGTTTCTTCCAAGAATTTGCGCCAGGAACACCAATGCAAGGAATGCCAACACAGGCAGACAAAGTAATAGTATCCAACTCACCTTCGCATACTCCAATCCAATCTCCCGCTCTATCAATATCTAATACGTTGTACATTTTAGTTTCAACGCCTGTCATTCCCATGTACTTCGGTTCCACCGCTGGATTAAGCGACCTAAAACGTAAGTCAACAACACCAGTTTTAGTAATATAAGGAATCGAGAGACGACCTTGGAACGCTTCATGACCAACCTCAGGCTCCTCTACTACGCCGAATCGAGCCAGACGTGCTGCTTCCCTTGTTATTCCCCTGCTTGCTAGGTAATCTTCCGCCTGATAAATGTTTGCCGCGTATTTTGCCGTTGCCCTGCCCAGTAATTCCTTCTGCGAAAGATTTTGCTTCACGTATGTCAACCCTTTCTTGCTTCGCTATAATCTGTAAACTATTGCCGTTCATTCCACAAGCAAAACAATTAAATATGTTTTCCTTCGTATTAAAACTTGCCGAACTATGAGTGTCGTCATGGAAGGGACACTTCAAATTAACTTGTCCACTAGTTCTTGGTGGGTTAGCACCATAGTGCTTTAACACCAAGACTATGTCTGGCAAATCATCCGTCAAATACATCGCCCAACCTTAATACTAAATAAGAATCTGCTATTTTTTTTCCTCGCGCTTTGATAATGACCGCAGGTAAGACGGATGTTCTTTTAATCCCTCTTGCTTCCGAATAATGCGTTGCTTCAATCTGAGCCTCTTTCGTCCAACCAGAGAGGTCAATGCGACCTGATTGACCTGGGGCTTTTGCTTCAATGACTCCAATGAATCCAAGGAAGTCTGAGCGGACAACAACATCGCCTTCATCTCTTGCACCTGTTCTAGCAAGTCGCTCACTATCAAGTCCAATTCGTCTAAAATAATCTCGTAGGTCGGTTTCAAATGTTGCTCCTCTGGCTTTGTGTGATTTTCTAGTTGTCATTTTTTTGTATCCATAACTGTTCGTTGGTATCAATAATCTTAAGTTCTGATTGTTTAGCCCAACAAAAGAAATCAATTGCTGACTTAGGTTCATAGAGTGAACCCTTTTCGTGAGTCCAAGTATAGTCATCAAATGCCATAATGCCACCAGGCTTTAGATGTTGCCATGCCATTACTGCATCATCTAATACATCTGATGCGGTGTGACCTGCATCTATATAAATAAAGTCATACCACCAATCGCCATCATCTTCATAGTTGTTAAAAAATTGGTTGCTATCACCTCTTATAGGAAATACATTATTGTAATCTTTTATTCTGTGAAGGTAACTTTTCCATACACCTTCAAAATCCATTTTACTGTGAACGTCCTCCGTAGGAGAACCAAGCCAAGTATCAACATCAATTAGTTCTGATGATTCATCAGTCAGGATATTGTCTAACATCCATATGCTTGCGTCTCCATTAAATACCCCAAGTTGCAAAAACTGTAGGTCAGGCTTGTCTGCAAACGAAGATAGATAAAGTTCAAAGTTATTCTGTCGTCCAACAAACCAGTTAGGATATATTGTCATTCGCACTCCATACAATAGTTATATGCACGAATATTTGGGATGTACATTACAAATATCCTACCACAATGAAAACAATTGATAGATGTCCAATCATCCTCAATGAAGTAAAATGGATTACGAATTCTTAGTTTCATGAGTTCTCTGGTATATCTTCTACATACATATATTCAGGATTGAATGCTAGCCAAGTCATAAGCGTCCCTCCCGCATCTGCTCTTCCGTAGCGATTCTTGACTGCAGCAACGCCAAGCGACGTGCCAACAGTGCCAAGCGTACATATGAGAGCAGGTAACTGTGAAACCTTCCCTTGTATTGCGCTTCTTGGCTGACAAGGATTCCCAGGAACTGCTTCCGAAGTATGGTGTAGTACGACAATCGCAGCATTAGTTGCTCTAGCAAGATACTTCAACTCCTTCATAATAGCCCGCATTGATGCGAACTCTTCGCCACCATCGGTGGCTACATCCATTAGATTATCTAAAACTATTAATGTTGGAGCACAACCCCATAGTTCTTCAAAGGCTTGCACTTCCTCGTCAATGTCCTGTAAGGTTGGTGATGAATCAAATGACCAAACTATATGACTACCTTTTTGTAAGATAGCCTTAGTCCAGCCAATATCATTATTAAGTTTTTCTTCAACATCTGATTGATTCTTCCCTGATATCATTGATGCTAATCGCATAGCCATTGTATGAGCATTAGTATCAGCAGATATGTAAAGCGTTGGAACATTAGTCTTTAATGCTATCGCTAGGGCAAGTGTTGATTTACCTGCCCCAGGAGCACCCGCAAACATTGAAACCTCTGCACGTCTGATAATAATCTTAGAGGCTTCAAATGATTTAAAACAACTAGGTAGAGGTTCCCCGCCAATAGAAGCCCGCCCTACAGACCTCACTAGTGTACGCATTTTACTGCCCCCTACCTAATTGTTAAAACGGAAATTGTTCGTCTACTAATTTACTGGCTTGCATTGGTCCGCGCCCTGAGGCATTGGACACACCCACATCGCGTAAGGATTCCCCGTCTTGCTTGAGATTCCCGACTTGTACTTGCGTGCTCCGTGTTGACACGTTGGCCCTGCTCCAGCGGACGGAGGCGTTGCCTGGGGTGGTGCTGAGGAGCGCTGAGGCTCTGTGCTTGGCGTGGAACTCGGCGTTGATAAAGGGGCGGTAACCGCTGCTCCCACCACCAACTTTTGTACTGCTGCAATTTGAGTAGCAAAGTCGCCAATGCCCTCAAGCAATACACTAAGTTCGTCC